CTAGGATACTGCGAGGCCGGAGGCGCGCTGCACAACCACGCCAAGAAACGCGGGGTGATTGTGGCCGGAGAGGCTACACGGAATCTATTCCACAAAGTGCAGCTGAGGTTTCAAGAGGACGTGCTGGTGGATCAGACCATCAAGGACCACCTAGCAGATGAGGCCGTGTACTTCCCTTTTGAGTACGATGTGGAGAGGCCCGCGGAAACCGAAGAGACAGCCGAGGACATCAAGGCGGCGGCCGAGTTTCAGAGGATGATGGCGGAGAAGGACGGCGAGAAACCCGCACCAAGCTGGGCTTGTGACTTCCAGTTGAAAGTCGACATGCCGACAGCCGTCGGGGCCGAGTACAACGCGCAGGATCAACACCAGATCCTGGTGACGGAACTCGAGCAGGCCATCGACCGAGTGAAGGTCAACAAGGACCTGAGAGGCTTGCACATCACGCTGTGCGACGGGCTCGCCTCGTTGAAGAAGAAGACACCGGAGAAGCTGTACATCGAGAACATGATGGCGCTCACGGGTGTCCCAGGGGGAGCGAAGACAGGGCGAGTGCGGAATGAGATCATCCCGAAAGCCCTGCTGCAAGGACCGGTGCTGGTCCTGTGCCCCACCCGAGCCCTGGCAGACGACTATGGCAAAGACCTGCCGCCAGAGAGCATCGCAAAGACGGTGCACACCGGGCTGAGGGAGTTGCAGAAGAGGAGCAACTGGAGTCTCGTCATCATCGACGAGGCGTTCACGATGCCGATGGGGTACATCAATTTTGTGGCATCGTACGGCCCCACTCTGCTGGTCGGAGATCCGCAACAGATCACTCATGTGGATTTCTCGGATTCTGGGCTATGGAACGGCACCACCAAGCTCAGCCAGTACCTGGAGTACATCCCCAGGCAAAACATCCGCGTGACCAAACGATGCCCGCAGGACGTGACGCTGCTACCGATCATACGCAAGTATTATCCGGGTATCTCATCCAGCAGCGATAAGCAGACGTCCATCAATTATGTGCACGACGGTTTCGACCAGCCGACTGCACAGCTGGTCTGCTTCACACAAGAGCAGAAGAACCAGATGCAGCTGGTGATGAAGCGCAACGCACTGACGGTGCATGAGTGCCAGGGCAAGACCTTTTCCAGCGTCGTGCTGCATTACGCTGGTACGCCTGGAGAGAGAAAGCTGATCAGCGACAGCCCGAACCATGTTATCGTCGGGCTGACGAGGCACACTAACATGCTGTACATCAGGGACTGCAGTGCCGAGCCCAAGGATCTGGTGACCGCCATCAACGACAACTCACCGTTGGACTTGATCGCGGACCAGAGCAACATAGAGATCCAGGCCATGGAGGCCGTGGACCTGCTGCCTAAAGTGCATCTGGAGGAGACCGTGGAGGCCAGCACACCGTACGTCTTCTGCAAGGCAGACCACATCGCCGCTGAGGCCGTGCTGAGCAAGATCTTCCCGGCCGCACCCCAGAGGGAGCAAATCTCCGCCGAGGTAGTGGAGTTCACGCTGGGAGGGGACGCAAAGGGCGTACTAAAGCCACAGTTGCTGGGCGAGGACGAACAGTCCGAGACCAAGGTGCACAAAGTGCACGTGTTTGACTGCCCGCAGAGGGTGAAGATCACCAAGCACCACAACGACAGCATGCTGGTGCG